TACCTTCTGAGTACGCTACAGATGACAATCCTTATGTGGACAAAAAGGATCAGATTCCTTGCGACCCTGTAAGATCTCTTCCAAAGCGCAGTATGGATTTGCCAGATGAAAGTTCAATGGTTCATTTCTTTGGCGCAACCAATATGCCTCACCCTCTTGATCCACAGTCAGACAAGAAGGTTGGCATCAACTTTAAGAAATACGACAATGGCTCTATTACCTATCAAGTAATGGGTCCATTGGAGCAAGTGCCTGTTGGTCAAAAGGTCAACAAGTATGGTCAAACTATTCCTGAGAAATACAGTTGGATTGACCCCCGTACAGAAGAGTTGTTGATGCGTAGACCTGATGGAACCTTTACAGAAAAAGGCCGTGGTCTATACACATACTTGGTTGGTGAAAAAGGTGGTGGGGTGTGGTCATTGATTGATCGCAACATCACAAGCATTTCTCAGAAGAACATTGCTGATCCGTGGGCGTAATGGAAGACCCATCAAAAATCTTCCAAAATAGACTGTCATCCCAAGCTGAAGCTTGCGCCCGTAAAACTCTTGAATGGTTGCAGAAAGACCTTCAAGGGGATCGCAAGCTTGAGCCGGATGAAGTTTACTATCTTGCATTTGCAGCTCAAATGTTGTTAAGCATCAGAGATAGCTATGGCAAAAAGTGAAGCCAGTGACTATATCCTACCTCTCTACAAAGATAGAGCAATAAAGCATTTGATTAAGTTGGCTGGCGGTAAAGATAAGATTAAAAATCTTTCTGCCGAACAACTTAGAGCAATGAAAGTTGCCAGAGATAAAATTGCCCAAGATATGCAGTTCAATACTTTGAAATGGTTCAGGCCATTTAAGTATCAGAAAAAATTCTTTGACATGGGCGCTAAATACTCTCGCAGGGGTATGATTGCTGCCAATCGTGCTGGTAAAACTATTGCTTCAACTTATGAGACTGCCTACCATTTAACGGGTAGGTATCCTAAAGATTGGAAAGGCGTAAGATGGGACAAACCCATCATTGCCATGTGTTCGGGTGAATCTTGGGAACAGGTTGCTAAAACATTGCAGTCCAAATTATTGGGTTGTGATGATATTAAGCAAAGTTACAAGCTAGGCACGGGGTCTATTCCTAGGGAGAGCATTGATGACAAGTCAATCCGAACAGATGGAGCTAACGTCCTGGCCATCGAGATTTGGCATGAGTCTGGAGGAAAGTCTAAACTTTACTTCTCCAACTACACCCAACAAGTCAGGCATTTGCAGGGTTTTGAATTGGACCTCGTGGTTCTTGACGAGCAACCACCAGATGAGACTTTCTCAGAACTTGTTGTTCGTACAGCGTCCAGAAACGGGCAGGTTATCTGTTCTTTCACTCCACTCAAAGGTCTTTCGGGACTTGTCAGAAAGTTCTGGGACAACATTGACGGCTATTCTCACATCAGGGTTACTTGGGACGATATCCCTTACACCAATGAATGGGGCGAAGCTTTCTTCCCTAAGAAAGAACGAGAACAATTAGCCCGAGACTTTATGCCTTGGGAAAGAGAATGCCGTATGAATGGTATTCCTTTGGTTGGCAAAGGTGTGGTTTTCCCCTTGTTGGAATGGCCTACTTACAAATCCGAAGATGTTGACCTTAGAGTCAATGACAAGCTAGAACGTCTGATTAGCTTTGACTTAGGGATTAAGAATGACCCAACTGTCATTTCTTTCTTTTTTAGAAATCCAATAGAAGAAATCATTTACCTCCATAAGCAAATTACAATCCCTAGCGGTGAAACACCGGATGAATATGTGCATTATTTGCTAGACAGGGAAACACGGGATGTGCCTATTGCGCTACCCCATGATGCTGGTTTGGCAGGTAGATACACATTGACAGAACAATCTGTACGGGAAGTCTTTGAAGATTCCTATGGACTAAACTGTATTTCTGGTGCTATATTAAACCCACCTAACGATCAAGGCAAAGTAACTAACCATAAAGCTTATGGAATCAATATAATGCGTATGGGCATGGAACGTAAAACTTTAATGGTAAACGAGTCATGTAAGGCATTTCTTGACGAAGCTAGAAATTATGCTATTGACGATGCAGGTCGGTTTTCTGATCCAGATGACCATATTGACTCTGCTCGTATTGGGATATTAGCTTTGATTCAAGGTCATGGTGAAGCCGTAGTTAGTAGGGCAAACAACTTTGTTTACAGGCGAATAGATGCGCCCGAAGGCAAGGTTCAAAGGATATAAATATGTTGGATAAACAGAATGTAATCGTAGAAAGCCTTGAGTCACCCTCTGGTAATCGTGGCCTTACCGAACAAGTCTGCCATGAAGTCTATGTAAAAATGGTTGATTATTTGAGACTTACACAGTCCAAAAATACATACAATCGTTTTACTGATTACCATTATCTGAATATTCCAGTATCAAATTCTACTGAACCTATTCGTGGTATTGATTACATTCAGCCTATTGTTGCGCCAGGCATTGATTACGCTACTGCGGTAATTACCAAGTGCCTAATGCCCAATGGCAAGATTAACTTTGAGTTTGAACGATTCAGTGAAGCAGATGGCGACCAAGCCCGTCAAGCTACTGAGATGGTCAAATATATGCTCAACAGTAAGAATGATTCTTATCAAGTCATTCGGGATTGGGCACAAGATTCATTGCTGCATAAAAACGGCATTGTGATGATTTCCCCCGTCCGTAGCCCTATTACTCAGTACAAAGAAGTAGAAGGCACTCGTGACCAACTGCGAGTATTTGAGACTTTGGCGGGTGAAAAAGGTTTAACTGCCAAGCGTCAAGATATGCGTAAGATTGACGTAAACCTTGAGGGCGCAATGGCTGAAGCCATGGGTCAAGATGACACTGGCATGATGCAAGAGCCAACAGGTGATGAGTTGCAAGATGCTTTACGCAACAACACTATTTATCGTGCCAAGTACAAGTTAACTGGCTACGAAACAAGTGTTCGGGTTAAGCACGTTGGTCAGCATTATTTTGTTTGTAACCCAACTATTCCTACTATTCAGGATCAAGACTTTGTGGGCTTTTATGACCCAATGACTATCCATGAGTGCAAATCACAATTCCCATTTGTGGACTTGGAAAAGTTAGCTGACCATGCGGCTTATGGACCTGCGGGTGCTTACCAAGCTGGCGCTTTGGAGAATGATTTAGCCCTTCACGCCCGTGACTCTACGCCCGTGCCAGGCCAAGGCGTTATTGCCTCCCAAGGCGCAGACCGCTATAGCCGAGTCATTATGTTGACCACTGCTTGGATTCGCAGAGACATTGATGGTGACGGAGAAGAAGAGATTGTTGAGTGCTGTTTCTCAGGCTCATACATTCTGTACGCCAAGGAAGTAGATTTTATTCCTTTGGCTAATATGTGTCCAAAGCCCATTACAGGTAACTTCTTTGGTTACTCTTTGGGTGAGCGTTTGGTTCCGCTTCAAGAGTATGCAACGGCAATCCGCAGGGCTGAAATGTCCTTTGCCATGCAGTCTTCTACTCCTCGAATTGGTGTCAATCCTGAATTCTTAGATGCCGAAGAGATTCAGCGTGGCGTAAGTGCCATGTTTATCTTGGATCGTAAGTTTGATCCTACCAAACACATCTTTGAATTCCAACCTATGCAGGGTAACTTGGCATATGTGGAATCAGCCATGAGCCGATTTGAGTCGGACAAAATGGCAATGATTGGTATGACTAGCCCAAGCGATACGCTAAATCCTGAAGTTATGAAAGACGGAAACTCAGGCTTTAAGCTTCAATTGGCTATGGGTCCTAACCAGTTGATCCAAGATGAGATGGTCAAAAACTGTGCAATTGGTCTGCGAGATGTGATCTACATCACATGGAAGACCCTTATTCAGTATTCTGACGATTACAACATTCAGCAATTAGCGGGAACTTGTCTGAAGGGTGCGCCATTTATGGATGCCTTGTCAATTGAAAACTTTGAGTTTATTGACCGCAAGATGATTAACATTGACTTGGCTTTGGGTTTCCTTTCAGAAGAAAACCGCCTGACTCGCCAACAAATGATTCTTCAAGCGCAACAGCAGTTTGCCCAAGCTATGATGATGATTCCACCCGAAGTGCCTGAAATGTTTATTAAGGTTCGCAGACCTTTTGAAGATACTTTGCGGGTTTTGGGGGTTAAAGATGTAGACGCTTATCTGCCTACAATGGAAGAAGCACAAAGAATTATGGAAGCACAAGCGGCAAAAGGTCCTTCTGCTGAACAACAAGAAACTCAATCTAAGGTTGATTTGAACAAAGCAAAAACTCAAGAAAGTGCAACAGTTTCTGCTTTGAATATGAAGAAAGCAGAAGATATTGATATGGATAACTATTTTGAAGATTTGGCAGCCAAAAGGGGTAAGCTTACTGCTGTACAAGTAGATTAAGGATTGCAATGAAAAGCTTGGTATCGAATATCCGTGAGTATTTAAATCGCAGGACAAAAGTTGTAGACAGTCATAAGGAGGCCAATGTAAATCGAAAGACTCTGGTTATAGAGAATGGAGAGAGCGCAAGAAAGCTCTTACGCAATGATGATTTTGCGTTGTTATTCAACCTGTATAGGTTTTACCTACTAGAGATGCTAGAGGAAAGCAGGGACGATGTTAATCGAATTGATAATGCACAGCGTGTTGCCGGAGTCCGAGACTTCATTGAGTTTATTGAACGAACTGAATATCTCGGTAAGGTAGCCAACAAAAATGTTGAAACTTTAACGAAATAGGGTAATATATGTCAGACGTAATCGCAAATGCGACCGCCACTGAGCAAACTGGTGTAAATCCTGTAGATGCTATCGCAGGGATGATTGCCGCCAACAGGCGTAACAATCCCCAACCCGAAGCAGTTACACCACCAGCAGGACAAGAAGAGGCGCAAGCCAAATCCCCTGAGGCGACTCCTGAGGAGGGAATCGAACCTGAAGATAGTGTTGATGGGACTACAGAAACTGTAGATTCTGAAGATACGGATGAGGCCACCGATGGTGTAACCGAACCAATTAACTTCTTGGAATTTGCAGAGCAGAACCCCGACATGATGTGGAGAATTCCCAATAAAGAAGCCGATGGCGGTTTTATTGAGATCCCTGTATCTAAGGCGGCTGCTATTCTTGGTCAAGGAAGTGCTATCCATGAGAATGCTCGTAAGCTTAAAGCCGAAAAAGCAGACTTTGAAGAGTATGAAAGTAAGCGCAGAAGTGAATTAGATGGTTTGCAGATAGGGTTGGAATTAACTGTAGTTCCTCAGTTGCAACAAGCGGCTGATGAATTAGTGAAGATTCAAGGTTTTAACCAACAATGGAAGCAAATCTATGACAACGCCACGGATGACATTCGTAGAAGTGAAGCTGAAGCAGCAATGCGTCAGAACAACGAATTAATTCAGGAAAAGTCAGATTTCATTAAAGCGAACAGACCAAAGGTTGAACAGTTTTTTAATCATCGAAGTGAGTTTGTAAAAGGTCAACTTGAACAAGCTCGACAAAGCTTCAAAGACAAAGAACTGGCAAACAAAGCGGTCTTTACTGAATTACGAGACAAATTGTCTAAAGATTGGAATGGTGCAAGCGGTTCATTTGTTCCTGGTGTCCAAAACATTGATTTGGTATCCAGTGATGAATATCTTTTAGGATTGATTCGGGATGGTATGAAATTCCGAGAAGGTCCTAAAGTCAAGAACGCTGGAGGTTCATTGGCAGCAGCTAGTAAACCAATGGCTCGTGGCAAAACAGCACCTGAAGACAAGACAGTTGAACTTCAAAAGAAAGCACAAGGCGGTGATAAGAATGCGGCTCGTGACCTTTTAGCAACTATGCTTGCGGCTAATAAACGTAAGCGTTAATTCAGGAGATATTATGTCTACTATTACATCGACATCCCTCGGTAACGGCAATGGTGCTTATGCTACCGACATCGTGGTTAAAGACCTCGACATGACTGTTTCTAACTATGTTAAAGACCGCACTCCGGTTACTAACATGGCTATGAGCAAAAAGCGCAAAGTTAATTCAACTCTGCACATTTGGCCTAACGATTATTTCCGTGTGCCCGCACTGAACGCTAAGTTGGAAGGCGCTGCTGTTGACGCATCTGCTGCTGACAGCAACACACGTTCTAACTTGGGTAACTACACTCAGATTTTCACAACAACTATTGGCGCAACTGGCACTGCTCGTGCTGTTGAGCAAGCTGGTGGTGATCCCCAAGCATATCAAGAAGTCAAGCAATTGACTGAGATCATGTTTGACGTTGAGTTGCAAATGCTCCGTGCCGATGGTGCTTCTATCAAGTACTCAGGCCAAGCTGCTACCCAAGGTGCATCACCCAACAATGGTCGTAGGTTCGGTTCTTTGTTCTCTTTTGCTGGAACACGTTCAGGTAACGACACAGATGGCACTTCAGTGTTGAACTTGGCTACTTCTGATAGCAATGACGTAACTTCTGCTGTTGCAACAAACACACCTTTCAATGGTGTTTTGTCTAACGCAGGTTTGGGTTATTTCACTTTCTCAACTGGCGTAACACTGCAAGCTTTCAGCCCCGTGCTGTACAAGCAGTTGGTTACTACTGCTGAGCAACGCTTCAATGCCAAGATCACCAACATGGTGGTTCCAACATCTTTGCGTACTACTATCTCTGACAACATTCCTCAGAGCCGTTCTATCAACCGCTTTAACCCTGCTGACAAGGGTGACACGATTGGTACATACGAAGGTGACTTCAACTACACCTACCAGATCGATGACTCATGGGTTATGGATCAAACAGGTTCTGACAACACATCGATTCTGTTCTTGAATCCTGATGTTGTTCAGTGGGGTTCCTTGCGTGAACTTGGTCCTAACAACGAAGTGTATTCAAATGCTGATGCTTCTTT